AGTGTACGTCAAGGGCGCACGTTCGAAATCGTGTGAACAAGATAGAGCATGAAGACCATGCTGTCGCACTCGCGGCCTTGCGTGAAGCTGGGTGGACGATTCAAGTGCTGGGTTGGGACAAAAAGGACGGGCGTTGGCGTTGCAAGACGGTGGATTGTTCGTGATCTTCAAGACTATCTCAGGTCGGGAGGTTGAGATCAATGCTGACGATGTTTTTCGTGTGACGCTTGACGACATCGGGGTATCTACGATCTCGATCAAGGTTGAAATTGAAACAGCAATGGCGATCATGGACGAGAAATTTGAGCCTAGAAAAATTCAAGCTGCTGACCACCAAAAGCACTAACGTAGAGCGCGGTAGCTTCGCTTACAATGCGCTGACGTGGGAAGACGTTGCCGGTGCTGTGAGTCGAGCGAGGCCGGTTGCTTCGCTTTATGCCCGTTTGATCTACACAAACGACAGGGCCGCGATACGAAAGTTAGAGCGCGAGATGTTGCAGCAGATTCTTTACGATCAAGAAACTCAAGGCTGGAACGTTCGCGTTGGCACTCTGCGTTTGATGGTGCGGTTGGCAATATGTGAACATTACTTGGGTCGCCCGATTCCTGTTGTCGATTCCGGTCTGCCATTTGACAAAATCAGGCTTCTTAAAATCAACAAAGCTGAATGGTATCGACACTGGGCAGAAAAATATCGGTACATCTGGACAGAGTTCTATCGCTGGGATTCGCATCTTGCAAGCATACTGAAGGATCAACTTGCTGTACCAGAGTGAAGCGGACACGGCGCGTGAGCAAGCGTTCATGCGCTATGCTGTTGAACGTTGGTCGCTTGATTCGATTAATAAGCTGGCGCATTCGCTTGAGATTGATTTCTTCGCAGTCAAGCGCGGCAAGGTCGCTTATGTCGAATACAAGCGGCGTTTTCGAAAGTTCGCGGACTTCCCTGATGTGTTTATGAGTGCAGCCAAATTCTTGACGGGTGTTTCCTATGCCAGAGAAACAACAGCGAAATTCATTTTTTGTGTTGAGTGTGATGACGGGCTTTATCGATACGCCTATCGTGATGGTGATATGTTTCCGATGAAATGGGGTGGGCGAAACGATAGACCAGACGACCCCCGATCACGGGAACCTGTGGTGTTGATTCCGGCTGATCGATTCGACAAATTCTGAACAAAAAAAAAGCCCCACCGAAGCGGGGCTTATTACTTAGATTCGTAATTTAATTTCAAGCAACTCCAGCATGCCGGTCGGGATGGGGTTGAACCCGGCTGCATCTGGTCGGACACGCCAGTGTTGCACAGTGGATAGCGACACGCTCAACAGGTCAGCGGTTTTTTGTGCCGTCAACCCGTGAGCGTCCATGATTTGTTTCAGTCTCACAGGTGCATGCCATGGCCCCCAACGGCCCCATTCCTTGGCGCTTTCGATGTGGGTCGAACCGAAATGCTCGCCGACTACCGCGACAACCTCTTTCCCGAACAAATTGGGGAGTTCGTATGCGAATCCGCTATCGACCTTTGTCTTCGCCTCAACCTTGAAATACCTGTCTTCGCCGTTATAGGGTTTGTTGCAACGGATGCTGACCACATAACGGGGGTTCCCGTTTGTGGAATTTTTCAATCGCTTAACCATCTCGATAACGCCTGTGATTGTGTGTGTGTTCTTCATTTCATTTCTCCTCTAAAAGATGTGGTCGAGCGATGATCGTTTGCTTCACACCATCCCGCACGTTGTGTTCCTTGACAGTTGCGCGAAGCGAAAGAACGTCACCCTTGTCGGCTATGTTCTTGCCGAAATAAATCACGACGTTGCCACTGGCATCGCGCAAGCCGGTGATGTAGGTGATGCCATAATTGGTCTCAAAGTCAGCAATGAAGAACACAGTCATGTTTTCAAAAACAAGACGCTCACCGACGTTACCGATAAAGTCACTTCGGTCAGCATCGCGTTTCTTCTCCGCTACTATCTTTGCTTCGCGCTCTTTCCACTCGCGCTCACGCTTGCTTTCACCAAGATCGAGGGTAGTGATTTTTTCGATCAGGGTTTTCATGCGCGGATTGCCCGCAAAAAATTTATCCCGAAGGTAAATCAAATAGTCGGGATCGGTTTTCGCAACTTCCTCAACCGACTCATGTTCGTACTTACCAAACCACAACTTCTCGACATCAAATATCACGTCCGAGTAGTCGTTCGGCTCGCGCAGTGTTCCGCGCTCGTCTGATATGTCGTACTCGACGAAAAACCGATCACCCGGAATCTCGTACTCCTCGACAAAAGAAGCGTTCAATTCGTCTGCCTTTTTGCAAGCACGTTCCCAAGTGCGACCAATGTTCTGCACATAGGTTCTGCCAAAAAACGGTCGCCCCGTGTGACGCATTCGATGCAGTGTGTACTGCCCTCGTGTTTCGCCGGTTTCGATCCAAGTGTCCCAATGCCAAAAAAACTCGCTCATCTCTCTTCTCCTATTAAAAATTGATACATTTCTGCGCCTCGCAAGGCGCAGGGTATGTAGCAACTCAACTTATTTTGTTGCTTTGAGCCACTTGGCCATTCCCTTCTCGATGGCCAGCCACAACGCCTGATCTCTCATTTCACAATCAGTGCCGTCAAGATCGATGAGTCTGACCAGAACCTTTGTTGTCCAATCGCCAGAAAGACTTGACCAAATGTTCACGGTGTAGCGAAAACCCCCAATGCCGGTGCCAGCCTGTCGCGCTTTCAACACGACTTTGTCACCATCAACCCGCAAGGTTGTTTGTTTTGTTTGTGCCATCTCTTTTCTCCTGTTTGTAAATTGAAACACGACTGCGCTCCGTAAAGCGCAGGGTGTGTTGCAACTCAATCAAGCCCACCACCAATTTTTTCCTCGTAGACAAAATTGGTGAAGTCTCCACCGCTCGCCACGTGGATGCGGTAAGCCTCCTTCTCTGCATCAAGGCGGGCTTTGATGGGTGCCCACTGCCGGGCGTTTAAAAACTCGTGCCCATCTTCACCTCTGATGGCCCGAACCCTACAACCGTACTTTTCTAGGGATCGGCCGGTGCGGACGCTAGGGCCTCGAACGTAGACGCGGCTGGCGGAGTTATCTGATCGGGAGACCAGTTCCCGCTGTGCAGGGCTTAACTTGTCTTCGCTGATCCCTACCACTGAGTCATTTCTAATAAACATCTCTCTTCTCCTGTTTGTAAATTGATACTGACAAACGCTTTCGTTTGTCGGTAGCAACTATCCATCTAGGTGTCGGGGCCGGGGGCCGCTGGAGAGGTCGTCATGTCCACCCTCTTGCTTTGGCTCGGGAACCTTGCGGTTCAGTCTTGTCCATCAACTCCAATACCAATATTGTATATTATACAAGTCAGGGATGCAACACTTATTTGCAAAAAAACCGATTTATTTTTGCTTTTGGCCTAAATACCAATGAAAACAAGGGTTTCGAGTTGCAGATTTGGAACGTCTATGGTACGTTATTTGTAGGATGAAGAACTATGAGACCGGCCCTGTGGCCGGTTTTTTTATGCCTAGAATTTACGACCAGCTAACAGAAACCTACCTCGATCTCGACGAACTCACCGACCCCGAAGCCTATGGCTATGCCTCGGAAACCAAGGTAACGAACGAGGAGTTGTGGGGCGCACAAGACCCCGGCTGGTTAGAGAGAGAGCGGCTGAACAAGCTACACAAATCCAAATTCAAGGACGTTTTGGGGTGGAAACGATGAGAGTCATAAAGCACAGTAAAGACGACAAAGCACGAGCGGCGGCTATTTGGGCCTTGTGCGGCAACCAGAAAGAAACAGAACGTCAGACCGGCATCTATCGTAAGACCATTGCCTACTGGATAAATAACAAAGACCCGGACTTTTGGGACTATGTTGCCAAGGCTCGTGAAGAGTTCGACAAGGCATTGTCCGGCAAGATGATCGACACGATGGATCGACTGTTGACGAAGGTCGTTGGAAACATCGAAGCCTTGAGTCCGAAAGACGCGCTCTGGTGCTATGCCGTCCTATTTGATAAACGTCAACTGATCGAGAACAGACCCACCACCATTTCGGCGAGAACCGACTTCACGAAGCGATTGAAGGATGTGTCGGAGCAGCTTGCGAAACATGCCGGTCAAGCCCCTGAGATGCCACAACCCCAAGAGGTCGTCCACTGATGCCTAAAGTTGGAAACAGAAAATTCGCATATGGTAAGAAAGGTGTAGCGGCGGCTAAGTCGTATGCACGAAAGACCGGTAAGAAGGTCAAGATGCCTAAGAAGGCAGCTAAACGCAGCTACTAATGTATCGACTAGCGCAACCGTTCGATATAGCCATTCTGGGCGAGTGTAGTCGCGCTGAAGAGCATTTCCTGATCTATGACAGGGATAAAGTGTTGGCGATCCTTGAACACGATGACATGTCCCGTGAGGACGCTGAGATGACTCTGGAAACCATTCAAGCAGCCTACGCCGGTCGAAACACCCCCGGCTTCATCTCTTCACGTCCTACCAACCTTCATTGATGGACTGCGACCTAAACGACTTCAGCGAGTTAATGCACCATCTCTGCGATACCGGCGCGGCTGAGTGCATCATCCACGACGACAGAGGTGAGTGGATAGTCAGAATCGATGGAAAGATTTATGTCCTTGTGGTGCCTGAATGATGGATATCAACCAAGCGATGCAGAACACTACTATTAACGGCTGGAAACTATTCAACCTGCGTAAAGATGGCACGATAGGCCCGCTGTTTATCAATCGTCGCCAGCGCATCCCATCTAACCAGTGGCTAGATGCTGAGTCACACCCCACAAAAGGTTTCGCCCCACGTCCCCAATGGCACGCTACTAGCGAAAAATCAGCACCACACCTCAGTCCTAAAGGTAGAGTTTGGCGTAGGGTTCAGTTGCAAGGTGTCACGCCAATGAACAGACCAGCGTCACAAGGCGGAACGTGGTTTTTGGCCGATAAAATGCGAGTACTAGAGGATTCCACAAGGGGAGCGATCCGAGGGTGTTAGAAGAGGTGATCCTTGCCGACACGTTACACCGTCTCCCGGCGGCTGATGCACCCTATCTAGAAGCACTGAGAGCGATGGAGACAGCAATTGAAGGACAACCCCCTCACTAGGGTAGGGTGGCAGAGAATGCAGCGCAGAACGAAGGTAGAGCGTGGTGGTGCGATGTAGCTTGAAAGCCGCATGGATACAGGGTTTGTGGTGGTGTTGTGTGATGTGTTGATGTCTGAGATGGTATCCCGACCCAAGACAATCGCCGCCTTATAAAGATTGTGGAAATCCGATCGACAGCAAAATCCCAATAAACGCCCCATTTCTGGCCGTTTGTGGGACTTCAGCCCATGCCCTCATTTACTACTTTACATAATAACGATTATCGGCAACTCGACACACGCTGAGAGCCGCATGAATGCTGGCCCCACCACCAAAGTCCATAATCAAGGGCGAAACTGGACGCATAATCGACCGTCCGACCGGCGAGAGCCGAGATAAAGTGGGGAATCGGGGATTTCACCCCACCACAGGCAGGATATTTTTCAAAATAAACAATCCATTAAAATCAATGGGTTAGGGGTGGGGGCCAAACTTGGCTTTGCAATTATCGAAATGACCCTCACTCCCACGATTTCACAAATCAAAAAGGGGCCACAATGCAGACCTCCCCACAACTCTGTGATCGATTCGAGAAATGCGCCGCACCCCTCTGTCCACTGGATGATTGGACTTCACGCGTCTACTACAAGGGTGAATCCATCTGTCACTACTTGAGAAACCACCCTCTAGAAGGTCTAAAACAGGGGTGTATACCGCAACATTTGGGTCAGGTCATAGGCAGGGAAGGCGAGAAGATTTTCGACAAATATCGCTCCATAGAAAAGAATTGTAGACCCTTATAGAAGGGATTGTAGACGCTTATAGAAGGATCAATTGTAGACGCTTATAGAAGGATCAATTGTAGACGCTTATAGAAGGATCATATGCCTCATCGAAACCCGACATCTTTGTAAGATGTCACATCTCAAAGACGTTAAACAGTCATACGCACAGCACTTCGTGTCTGCTGCTGTATACGCCCTCAAACTGCATGGGTTGGGGGTAATCGCCTTTATACACGCTGTGATCCCTTGTCTCTTCACAGAGACCGTATCGAACGCTGTGAAGCGAATGCACGAATCACTTGAAGAAAAGTGGCAGACGTAGCTGAACAATACAGGGCGAGGTTCGGTAACGACCTTCCCCAGTTCCCCCAGATGGAGAATCGCGGTGTATTACAGAATCTGCTGGGTGTGGGTGAAGCGGGGTTGGCTTTAGGTTCGGGGTATCTGAGTGGTATTACAAGTGGCTGGCAGGGGTTAGGTGCGGGGTTGGGCGCACAGGCGGGTGCAATCCGCATGGGTCACAACCCGTTTGATCCTAACGTGTGGTTAGGCCCAGCTACGCAAGCGATACGCGAAGGTGGGACTCCGGTTTACCAGCCGAGAACAGAAGCGGGTCAGCAAGCACTTTCCGCTGTATCGGTTCCTTTTGGATTATGGGAACAGGGTGCTGATTGGGCTGGTGGAAAGACCGCAGAAGCAACCAACCCAGAGTTAGGTGCTACGCTTTACACGATCCTGATGGGGGCGCGAAAACCCGGAAAAGCATCTACTGTGTGGTCTTCTCCGCTTGAGAAGGCGTTGTCTACGACACAAGCGAAAGGTGATGCGGGTCATTACATTTCCGCGCTAAAGAAAGAAAAAGGTGCGCTTGCAGAAGCGAAGATGTCGGGACTGCTGGATGTTTTGGAGTCCTCTCCCAAGCACACACGCGAAGGTCTTTTGAATCACCCCCGCATGGCGTTGACGGAGACGGTGAAGGGTGATGATTCATACGCGCTGGGTTTACTTACTGAAGCTACGGACAAGCGTCAAGCCGTTGGTGTGCGTCTGCGTAATAGGGTTCAAGACATTACAGGGCTGGTGTTGCCTCAATCAATGATTGTACGCACTGTGATCCAATGGGAGAGGTGGTTAAGGGAATGGGGCCAAAATTTAGCGGGTGATTCTGAAATAACTGGTTTGCTGTCGGAGATGCGCAGATACGACGGGCAGATGGAGCGTCTGGCATTGAAGTCTCCAACAAAATACGGAAGCAGCAAACAACTAAACCTTCCCGGCGGCACTAACCCTAAAGAAATACTGGTGCAGTTGCCGACCCCGTATGTGCGTTATGAAGAAAGATTTGCTGAAATTGCAGCGAAACATGGACGTACTGCTAATCCCGAAGGTTACATAGATTATGCGACCTCCGAAGAAATCCAAGAGTTGGAATCGTTAGCAACCGATGCGAATGACGCTGCGAAGAACATGTACACCGACGACCCCCACTGGGACGAAGACAACGTCCTAGTCCACGTTCGCACTAACGAACGCTATGTCGGTGGTAAAAAAGCGTTACACGGGGAAGAAATACAGAGCCAATGGCATCAGCAGGGACAGAAGAAGGGGTATATCCCCACCACCCCACTAGAAGAGAACGTGAAAGAGTGGTATCGCGGAACTATCGGTGGTCAGGAAAAGTCTTGGGAAGAATTGTCTGATTGGGAGAAAACGAATGTCACTGACTCTTATGCCGACTTATCTCCGGGGAAGTTAAGGGATATGGTTCCAGACGCGCCTTACAAAAAGGATTGGCACGAACTGGGATTCAAACGTTTACTTGCAGAAGCGATACGCGACCCCAGCATAGAACGCCTGACGTGGACAACCGGTGAAGTGCAAGCTGATCGTTATAACTTGGCGAAGTACATCGACAGAATAGAAGTGGCGCGAGACGTAGACGCTGGACTATCTGTTTATGAACTGGCTATTTCCCACAAAGATGGGCATATCCAACACGAAACGAGCATTTTGCCTGAAGATTTAGAGGAGTTTGTCGGCAAAGAAATGGCTGATAAGATCGTCTCTAGTCCAGAAGCAGAATTTCCCGAATGGTTAGTTGATGCGGCGGTAAAAGGTACGCATGGGCGAAGGGGATTGCCAGAAGAATATGCTCGTGAAGCTGTCGAGGCTTTATGGGAGAACCCAAGGGATACCCCGATGAGGGGAACCACTCACCACTTTTTGGAACTTCGAAGAGTTCTTCCAGAAGATGTTGATTTGAACCAAATTTTTTACGATAACAGAGGGACTTCTGAAATTTACTCTGGCCTCGACCTTGAAATCGGTGGTGAGTTCCACAAACAGCTTTACAACCAAAAGATTACCAAATTCGCAAAAGAATGGCTGAAGAAGTTTAAGGTGAAGCCGCAGCGAATTTCCGATTCAGAAGATTTATCTGAATACGAAATTCTTCCCGATGATGAAACGCCAGACAGGACGGATGATCAACACGATGTTTGGCGTAATGATGAGTTCATAAAATCCTTTCCAAACAAAAAAGAAGCCCAGAAATGGTTGGATCAAGAGGAAAAACTCTGGTACATCGACATCACACCGAAAATGCGGGAATACTTTTTCAAACATGGCATCCCACTTGCAGAGGTTGATCAACTTCAACAGGCATACGCATGACCAATCCAGCAATCCGCTACAGGAAACGATTTGAAACAGCCAGCTTGGCTCCTGTCTTTGGCGACATTGACATGTCAGCTACCGGGGAAGGCTTGCCCTCACGAATAGAGACTGGCCCAGCAGGGATAAGCATAGAAGGTGGTGATAGTGCTGGTGGTTCCAGCATGATTGCCGGTGCTGGTGACTATTATGGTTCTGGCTATGGTTACTCCCCGACATCGGGTTACGGATTTGGCACAGGGTATGGTGGTTTCGGTGGACTGTCCCCGATGACGCTCGGCACAATACCGTTAACGTCGCCCGGAGCAACAACGTATGTCATCGGTGGTGGAACAGGAACGGGAACAGGAACGGGAACAGGAACAACAGGCACGGGAACAGGCACAGGAACGACGGCAGTAGGTGTTGGTGGTGGTGGAACGACCTTTATTGGCGGCATACCGGGGTTAAGCGGTCTTTTTGACAAGTTGCTCGGTGAGGGTACGACGACATCAACAGGCATCAGAGTTGGTGGGGCTGGTGGATTTGATGTTGGGCCTACCCATATCGAAGTGATTGACGATGTCCCTACCGAGGTGACGGCTGAAGGCATTCCCACTGAGGCTTACACGGAGGGGGCAGTCGAGACCTACACGCTTGAAGGCGTAACGAAAGCTGTTCAATCATATGCTGATGCTGGTCTGGGCAGGGTAGCAGCAGCAAGGTTCGTCGGCAGTGGTGCGACAGGCCCGGAATTGTTTCTTGAACCAAGTAAATTTTTTGGGCCAGCAACGGGAGGCGGCTTGGATGCAGCAACAACGTCGTTGATTGACGCTGACATGGCCGCAGCAAGGGCGGCATTAGGCACGCCCTCGTCCACGGCTGTTGCATCCACCGGCACAAACCTTGCCACGACAGGTACGGGTGCCACGACAGGTGCAGCAGAAGGTATCGTAGATGTGGCTGGTGCGACAACGAGAGCGGCTGGTGGTGGGCTGATGGCTGGGTTTAGTTGGTTAACGGCGGCTGCAATGCTTGCGCCGTTTATTATCTCAGCATTAACTGGCCCATCCAGAAAAGAAACCGATACAAGAATAACGGGCATCCTTGATAGCGCGAAAAGGGCGATTGCCAAAGGGGCTAAAGCACCGACGGGTTACACCTATGATGCGGGGGCAACCGATATAGATAGCATTGTTAAAAGCACAATAGCCGCAGAAGCGGCGGGTGAAACTGGCAAGTCACGAACAATAAAGCTGACCGACGACGTGTTCGGGTCACGAGTGATCTTCACCGCAGACGACCCGTTTTATGCTCATGCAAAAGCTGTTGGTGCTGGCGGTGCGCCAAAAATGGAAGACTTCGGGTCGTGGGATTCTGATCCAAGCAGAGAAACGGTTGCAGCGTTTGAAGCGGCTACCGCTACTTATGCAGCAAAGACTGGGCCAGCAGAAGTCAGACCAAGCGAAGTGGGTCGTGTGATTAGTAGAGTGACTGACGATGCTGCGGCAAGAATGGCAAGCGGTGAATCAGCGTATGCTTTGGCAGAAGAACTAGGCATTGATGCCAGCCGCATCCACGACAAATGGGCTGAAGAATACGGTCGATGAAAGTTACTCGCGAGATGGTGTCAGGTCTCGCCGCCACAGTCCTCGCCCAACGTTACGATAACCCCAAACCCACCCCATCGTTCCACGAAGAGTTGTGGGCATTATGCACGTCTGATCACAAGAAGGTTGCGATTGCCGCGCCTCGTGGTCACGCAAAGACAACTGCAATCACGGGTTCCTATCTGATCTCGACACTGGTCATGCGCGAAAGAAAGTATGCGCTGGTGTTGTCCGACACCGAAGATCAGGCAAGCGAGTTTCTTAACGAACTCAAAATAGAGTTTCGTGAAAACGAATTGCTGATGGAAATGTACGGGGTCGATAAAATTGTACGCGACTCTGCAACCGACATGATCGTGCGGTTCAAGGATTCGCATGCGTGTCGCGTGATTGCTCGCGGTGCAGAACAGAAGATTCGCGGCAAGAAGTGGCGAGGCACACGACCTGACATCATCATTGTTGATGATCTGGAAAACGAAGAACTCGTTTCCTCTGACAACCGTCGTTCAAAATTGAAACGATGGTTTTACGGTTCTGTTCTCCCGGCGGGTAGTGACGAGTGTGTGTTTCGCGTTGTTGGCACCATCCTTCATTTCGATTCTCTTCTTGAGAACCTGATGCCGAAGGACGATGCGATCAGAACATCTTTGAAAGATTATCTTTACGGTGATTGGATTGCAGTAAGGTTTAAGGCGCATCCAGATGAAGATGATTTTTCAGATTTGCTTTGGCCTGAGAAGTTTTCAGAAGCGCGGCTGAGAAGTATTCGCAGCGACTACTTGAAGCAGGGCATACCAGAAGTTTACGGTCAGGAATATCTTAATCAGCCGATCTCAAAAGAGACGGCATATTTCCGTGAGCAGGATTTGACTCCACTTGAAGCGGATGATTGGGACTCCAACCTGACGTGGTATGCGAGTGCTGATCTAGCAATCAGCCAAAGAGACCGTGCAGCGTACACCGTAATGTTTGCTGCTGCGATGGATGAGAACCGGCGGTTACAGGTGCGCGACAGGAGAAAAGGCCGATGGGACTCTGCGACGATACTCGATGAAATCTTTTCGCTTGTTAAGCGGTACAACATCCAAGACTTTTTTCTGGAAACAGAAAACATTGCAAGAGCAATCGGGCCACAGATTTACGAGCGAATGCGAAAGGAGTCCACCTACTTCACGCTTCACTCTGTCGTCCCCAGCAAGGACAAGGAAGCAAGAGCCAGCCCGTTACAGGCGATGACCAGAGCGGGTGGTGTTCGCTTCAACACAGAAGCGGAGTGGTTCCCTGACTTGAAACGAAACATGCTGATGTTCCCTCGTGGCCCTTTCAAGGATGACGTTGATGCGCTGGGCTTGATGGCGCACGGTGTAACAAAACTCGCTAACCCGGCATCCGACGAAGAGATCGCAGAAGAGGAATACCGGGCTAACGTCTGGAACATGGGCTTCGGACGAAATCACATTACGGGCTACTAATTCGTTAGCGAATGGTCACCTCTGGTAACTGATGCCGAAGTCTGAAGTTGCTTTGATTGAAAAGTTTTACGGCACTGCGTTGGACTGATCGAAACTCTCTCCCGTGTGACTTGATTGAGTCGTCACGATAATCGCGCCCGATTGCCATGTGCGCGAACTCGTGAATGAGAACAAAGAGCGCGTCTGATAGATTGGTGCCACAAGTGACGTGTATTCGATTCCCAAAGGTCTCTGCGTGTCCGTTGCTACTGCGACGTTCTTTTCGCCAGACTTGAACGATCACGTTGCGTAAGTTTTTGTGGCGTGACATGTTGACCGGCAGAATGTTGTCTATTTGTGTGGTCATCATTTTCGCAATTGGCTTGATTGCTTTGCGAATGTCATAGCTTTCAATCAGGTAGCGTTCTGCAATCGTTGCCTGTTTGGTTTTGGCCTTTTTGATGGACGCGGATTTTCTTTCAGACCGTTTCTTGTCGAGTGATGGGCAGACCCGTTCGACCAGTACGCCTTTCTTTTCAGAACAAGATAGGCAGTATCGTTTGACGTTGTTCTTGCGAGGTCGTGAAGGGGCCAAGACCCCCGCTCTGCATTGTGGGCATGACCAGCGTTTTAGTTTGTTCGTCATGTTGTTCTCCTAAAGTTTGAATGGTGTGTAGGGTGATATGAGTGTTTCGGCGAGTGCCTTTTTTGCGCTGACCGTCATGCCAAAGATTCCGGCATGTGCGCGAAAGATTCGGACAGCGCGTTTGATCGGGTAAGGCTTGCCTTTGAATTCAATCGGCGTTAGATGCTTCTCGTGATCAAGAGGCAGTTTTTTCACAGACAACTTTCCCTGCAAGGGAAGAATGCGGATGTACTTGTCTGCTCGTGTGAGAAAGATTGCACTGAAGAATCCTTCTTCACTGTGCCAAGTGACAGGCTCGTTAATGTAACTTGTGTTGCGTGGCATTTTTTTATCTCATTAATTAATTGAACCTCTATTATACCAAATGGGTTTTTTCAAAATTTCAAAAAACATCGAAATCGAATCGTTTTGATCACTTTCAAAAAAATAAACCCAGTGTTTAAGCCATAAAAAAAACTTGAAAAAAAAGCTTGACACGGGTTTTCAAAAAATCGGACGCGAACAATTTTTTATCGGAAATTAAATGAAATTCAATCGAATAATTGAATTAAGCGACGAAGGTATTAACCTTGCATTGAGGCTGGATGCCGGTCAGCTAGACGACATCGGAAAGGCTGTTGCTAAAGGTTACCGTGACGATCTCGATTCACGTCGTGAATGGGAAAACCGAAACGCCGACGCATTGAAATTGGCAATGCAATATTACGAACGCAAGTCTTGGCCGTGGGAAGGCGCGTCCAATGTTCGTTACCCATTGATCACCACAACCGCGATGCAATATAACGCTCGTGCATACCCCGCACTGGTGCCGGGTCGTGAAGTCGTGAGGATCAAAACCTTCGATGGCAAGAAGGATGAAGGATTGATGATGATGGAAAAGGCGTTGAACTGGGCCATCATGGAAGAGTCGAGCGAGTGGGAAGAAGAAACCGACAAACTGCTTATGATTCAACCACTTATCGGTTTTGTTGTGAAGAAGATTTTCTTCGATCCGCAGCAGCAGCGCATTCGTTCCCAAGTCGTTCTGCCGCAGAACTTTGTCGTTGATTACTACGCGAAGTCGCTTGAGTCAGCGGCGCGTAAGACGCACGTTCTGTCATACACACCAAACGAACTGGAAGAGATGTTTCGCCTCGATTGGTTTCGGCGCGTTGAGATGGGGCCGGTTGATCGTGAGGTGCGCGACTTTCACAGCGCAGTCGATGAGATACACGGATTCCAACGACCACCAGCGTCGGAAGAATGTGTTGTGCTTGAGCAGCACTGCTGGCTCGATCTCGATGAAGATGGTTATGCAGAACCTTATGTTGTTCATGTTCTTGAAAAGAATGACGAAGTTCTAAGAATTTTTCCACGGTTCCAAAAAGTATTTTATGCACGTCAAGGCGACGTGATCGAAGGAACAAACACCGACTTAATACAAATGGGCTACAAGATTGCCCGCATACAACCGGAAGAATATTTTGTTAAGTACGGTTTCATACCGTCCCCTGATGGTTCCATCTACGACATCGGTTTGGGGGTTTTGCTTGCGCCGGGGAACGAAGCCGTCAACTCCCTCCTAAACCAGTTGATCGATGCGGGTACACTTTCCAATGTTCAAGGTGGACTGTTGTCTCGCGGCATTCGCATCCGAAGCGGCGACATCGACATCCAACCGGGCCGCTGGCATCGCACTGATGCTGATGCGGAAGAACTGGCAAAAGGCATTTATCCGTGGCCGATTAAGGAACCATCGGGGACACTATTTTCATTGTTGGGTTTGTTGATTGATGCGGGTCAGCAAGTGGGTTCTGTCAGCGAAGCAATGATGGGCGCAATGCCCGGTCAGAACACCGCAGCAACCACAGTGATGGCTTCTCTGGAACAGGGCATGCAAGTGTTCAGTGCGATCTACAAGCGCACGTTCCGCTCGATGTCGAAAGAGTTTCGGCAATGGTTTGATCTCACGATTCGTTTTGTTGATCCATCAATGGCAAACAAACTTCAAGGTCAGGTCGTGCCGGTCGCTGATCCCAACATTGTCTCGTCAACCCAACGAATGATGAAGGCACAGGCGTTGGTTGAAAGAGCGACTGTCGCACCAAACCTTTACGGAAATGAAGGTTTGATCGAAGCAGAGCGACGTTTCCTTGAAGCATTGCAAGTCGAAAACATCGAGGCGCTATTGCATCCGGGTGAATTTGATCAGCAACAGGCACAAGCAATACAAGAGCAGACTCAAGTTGTGATGCAGACTGAACAGGATAAATCACAACGCGAATGGACAAGAACGCTGGCGAATGCGAAGAAAGATGAAGCAACCATCGCCAGCAAGCAGATAGATGATGCGGTAAAGGTGCGCGAAGCGCAGATCGCGGAATTCAAGGTCAAGAGTGATTTTGAAATCGACAAAGCGAAACTTGCGCTTGATGCGGTGAAGGGTGGTAATGGACAGGGATGAAATTCAACTGTGGCTGGCTTCGCCGGTTACTAAGTTGCTACTGAGCCTAATGGAAGATCGGAAGGCTCAGATTCTAAGTCGGCTGGTTGGTGGGGGCATCGAGACAATGCCCGACTACGCCAAATTGGTCGGCGAATTCCGAGGTCTAACCGACCTTCAAACCATGATTGAGGAAATTGAACATGAGGGTTCAGCCAGTAGGCGAGAAGTTGGTAGTCAAGCCGCTCAAATCGGAGCGGGTTACTGACGGTGGGATCGTAATCCCCGAATCAGAAGCTGAGAAGTACGACATTGCCGCTGTTAAGGCCAAAGTAATTGCAATTGGGCCTTTGGCGTTTGAAGCAGAAAAGCAACATGAAAAATCGTTTGGGGTTCACATCGATGCGATACCTCGTGTTGGTTCAACTGTTGCAATGGCGAAATATGCCGGGTACGAAATCAAAGTTGGTAAGGACACTTTGCGAGTCGTGACCGACCAAGACATCACTGCAATTCTGGAGGAAGAGAATGAGTGACGAAAAGACTGTCGAAGAGGTTGCTCAAGAAATGGGCTGGGCCGACAAGGACAGTTGGCAGGGTGATCCTGATCAATGGAAACCAGCAGTAGATTTCATTCGTGATACGCAAAGCATTTCACAAGACAAGGGCAGTGAAATTGTTTCTTTGAAGAAACAACTTGATGGCTTGACGAGTGAAATGCGGAACATGGGCATTAACCAAGCGCGTCAGATTAAGGAAGCAACTGACACCGCCAGAGCGCGATTGTTGTCTGAACGCTCTCAAGCGGTTGAAGAAGGTGATACCGAAAAGTTCGGTCAGGTTGAGCGACAGCTTCAACAAATAAATTCACATCCATCTGATCCGTTAGTGGAGCGTCGTGCGGCTGAATTTCAGCAGGGCATGGTGGATTTTGCACAACGGAACCCTTGGTACGCCACTGATAAATCGATGGCGGCGTTTGCAAACATGTACGGGGAGTCACTAGCGAAGGCGAATCCGAATATCACGCATGAGGAATATTACGCTTCAATTGAAGATGTTGTTCGGTCGCAGTTTGCACACAAGGTTGCTAACGACAAGCGTTCAGCACCAGCCGCAGTCTCGCCTGATAAACCGGCTTCGAACAAGTCAAGTTCTTGGGCTGAGTTAAAAAGTGTTTATCCAGAAGCGGAAGATGCGTTTAATGATCTGGTTAAACGAAAAATTTTCACGAACGATGAGCGGGAAAGCTACGCCAAACAGGTTTTGGCAACTTAAACACACGTCGTTTTTGAAATAACATGAGTCGCCCGAAGGCGGCTTTTTTTGTGAGGAAAAAAAATGGTCGCACGAGGAAGAGCGCAAAAAGAACCTGTTCGCAAAAGGAACAGAAACAAGATTGATGGGATGCGTCAGAAATTGCATGCACCTGAGATATCGGGTTATCAAACCCGGTGGGTGAATGACTACACTGGTCGCCTTCAATCACTGACTGAACACGACGATTACACATTCGTGTCGAAGTCAGAAATTTCCGACCCTATGGGTCGAGCAGAGGTGGGTGATCCCAACGTGACCCCGGAATTGCAAGTCGGAGATCGAGTTGCCCGAATTGTTGGTGCTGACGGGGGTTCCCCCGTCTATGCCTATCTGATGAAAAAGCGAAAGGAGTTTTTTCTGCAAGATCAGGCTGAGAAGGAGAAAGAACTTCTCGAAGTCGAATCTCAACTAAAACGTGGTCGTGAAGATGCCGCGATGTTTTCGCACGGTAACGTCGAAATATCCCGGCGCGGAGCGACTTAAACCACATGGAGTAAATCAATGGCAAACATTGACAACCCTCGCGGAGCGCGACCGGTCAAACGATTGGACGGTGGTTCCGCTGTGGTGACGAACAAGTACGCAGTTGATGCGAGTAATGGCACAGCAATTTTCATCGGTGATTTTATCAAGCTGGAAGCTGACGGCAACGTCGCTCCCGCTGCTGCCGGTGGCAACATTCTTGGTGTGTGCATGGGTGTTCTCGACGACTATGACAACTTGACACGTCGCTACTTGCCCGCTTCCACAGCGGGAAACATCATGGTGTGTGATGATCCGTGGATGGTCTTCGAGGTACAGGAAGATTCTGTCGGCGGTGATCTTGCACACACAAACATCGGAAACAACTGCGATCTCGTGGCTGGTTCCGGTTCCACAACCACAGGCATATCTGCTCACGAAATCGACGCTTCAGACGCAAAGACTGGCATCGCGCAACTTCGTCTTCTCAGGATTTCTCCACGAGATGACAACGCGATTGGCACCAATGCGGACTGGCACGTCTTGATCAATGAGCATGCTTTTAACGATGTCGCTAACGAAGGCATCTAAGGGAGATTAAGATATGGCTGTAACAACCACACAAACTCACCCGAAACTGCTGTGGCCCGGACTGTTAAAAGTCTGGAGCGAGAGCATGCACGGTGATTGGGACGAAGAGTATTCGAAGATTTTCGATTCAATGGAATCAGAAAAGGCATTCGAAGAGATGCAACAGGTCACCTACTACGGTCTTGCACCGGAGAAGGCGCAGGGTTCTGCGTTGACCTATGATGCAGAGCAGCAGGGTTATAACAAACGGTTTACCCACGTTGCTTACGCTCTTGGTTTCCAGATCACACGGGAAGCAAAAGACGACCTTCAGTACATGGAGGTTGCAACTCAGCGGATTAATGCCGTTGCTCGTTCAATGAAGCAAACAGTCGAAGTAGTAAACGCGAATCATCTGAATCGTGCGACTAACTCTTCATACACGGGCGCAGACGGTGTTGTCCTTCTTTCAACCGCTCATCCTCGCATAAATGGCGGTACCGATTCGAATAAACTTTCGACGGCAGCCGATTTGAGCGAGACATCTATCGAAGATATGGTTGTTCAGATGATGAAAGCTGTTGATGACCGTGGCTTAAAGATACAGATTCAGCCTCGTGCGCTGTTTGTTCATCCAAACGAATACTTCAATGCTCATCGCATTGTGGGTTCGGCTTTGCAGAATGACACCGCGAACAACGCTGTTAATGTTGTTAAGTCTCAGGGCATCTTCAGTGAAGGCGTCAATGTAAACCACTACTTCGATGATAGTGATCAGTGGCTAATTAAGAGTTCGGTGCCGGGTATGTTTCATATCTGGAGAACGAGACCGGAGTTTGCTAATGACGACGACTTTGCGACGAAGAACGACCTGTACTCCGGGTACATGCGTTTTTCAAGCGGGTGGTCTGATTGGCGGGCGATCTGGGGTTCAGAAGGCGCTTAATTTGTAACCAGTTGGAACGTGGCCCCCC